AAGAGGACTTTGAGCTTCTTGTCGAGAGGCCGCCGGCAACAAAATCCTATTTGATTGAGATGACGCTAGAACAGATTGATGCAATTATCATTCAAGAAATGAAAGGCACGTATTTGCTTTGCAAGTTAGACACAGAAACAGGAGACAAAAAAGTATTGGAAGCGGCAGGTGTAATCCTTAATTATTTTATGTCGCCTGAAGAATATGACGAGTGGTTAGAAGAAATTGAGGGTTGATGTCGATGTCAGAAACGAAGGAAGACCCTATCGCCTTACTGGCGCAGGAGATTAAGAAGTTACGCAAGAAGATTAAGAAATTGAAGCATGCCGTGAGGGGAATAAAGAAATGACGAGAGAAAAGAAATATTCAGAACTAATTGAATTAATTATACGCCTTCAAAAAGAAGGAAGGCCAGAAGATGCAAAAGTATGTGTCAACGCTTTATACTGCTTGCAGACAAAAGATGGGAAAATTGAACATTTTAAAAAAGAGGCTGAAGACTATAAGTTTTTTTATGAACTAGATAACCATAAACGTAGCCCATAGGCTACACATTTCCATAATATGACGCACGAAGCTTACAAAAGGCAATCAAATGAGCAATCCAATATTTGTCCCGGCATACTGGCCGTTGTTTAAGACGCATGAGCTAAGACGGTTTGATTATACGTCTTCAGACGAACCGTCATTTACGTCAGTGTTTTCGTATGACACTGGCAGCGACAGTATGCTTTACAATAATTACGACAGAGACGGCGTTTGGCTTAACAAGTGGTATTACCGGTATAATGTTGGGTCAGGGATAAATGAGTGGCGTGACGACTATCCGGGAGACAAGAAGGTTGTCATGCTGCCGCCAATTGGCTGGGGAGAGTTTCAGGGGATACCCTCGCTATACGAGAGTAAGCCGCAGTTTAATCCATTGATGTGTTGGCCGCCCGCGTTTGGGTCAGGAGAACAGATTGTTGCGTTTGAAGAGCAGACGTCAATGATCGTGCAAAACGTCCATTACGACGACGTTATTGTCTTATCTGCAATCGTGGAACGGCAAGCCAGCAACAGGCGCGAGATACTGGATGGCGTTAGGCATTGGCCCAATCGCCACGCAATTCATCACGCAAGACGCGACAGACAGAACAAAGCTCATTACAACATCACGTTGGGACGCAAAGGTAACAAGATACAATGTCTGAGATAGATCACAGAGGAATTGCAATAAAGGCGTTTCTTAGCCGTATGGTATACGAAGAGCCTACAAGAGAATTGATGGATGAAGCCGCAGATCTTATTGCGGCATTGTATGACACAAAAGAGTTTTGGTTTGAGCAGCACAAATTGATGTCTGATTTGATATATGAGGAGATAAGAAATGGCTTCGCGTCCACGGAAGAGCAAAACACCCCCCACTAAGGCAGACAGAGGCGTCCCCGTCTCTGCCTACACGCCACCGCCGTGGCAATGCACTGAGGGCTGCTACCTTGCCGGCAAGGAGGCGCTCGACGAGGCAGATCATCTTGGCGAGGAGATGGAGAGGTATTGGGGCCGCGGGCGTCTGAGGCTCCTGGTCAATAAGGAGCTCGCGGAAAGGTTTGACCGTCAGAGATACCTGACGGCTCAGGCCCGCTGGGAGGGTCAGTTGGAAGACGTCAAGCGAGAAGCTGGACGCATGGTGAAGGCATACCGCGCGCTGGATAGTGCTGCAAAGGCCGTAGGAGCGTCACCAGTAGACGATGAGACGTGGGAGGCTACTATCCCCCACGGAGTAATGGAAGGCACTGTATTGGTCATTGTGAAGAATGAGGAGGCTATTCCTAAAGTCACGAAGACTGTTGACGGCAGGAATGTTGTCGTCATGACGCTCAAAGACATTGCGCATCACATCAGCATGGACCACGACTTGCTGCAGATACGCCAGTCGTTTCCGGGGGCGGCAGTTGAGGCCAGGTCACGGATAATAGATCCCCTGCAGCCATCTTTGCGTAAAACTGAGGATGGAGTAATAGACGTCAGTGTGCCGATTGACGGCATACAAGGCTTTTCAGACTGGGAGTATGGGGATGAAGTGCCCTTCTGACGAAGAAGAAAAGATGCCATTTAAAATTGAGAAGGTGACAAAAATAGTTTTGGCCTGAGGTAAAGCGACGGGGGAAGTTTGATCTGTGCGTGTATTAGTCGCCTGCGAATATTCTGGCGTTGTTAGGGACGCATTTATCTGGGGGGGGCATGAAGCTCTTAGCTGCGATTTATTGCCTAGCGAAAGTCTAGGGCCGCATTATCAAGGCGATGTCAGAGATTTATTGCATTATCCTTGGGATTTAATGATTGCGCACCCGCCATGCACTGATTTATCTGTCAGTGGCGCCCGTCATTTTGACGCTAAGAAAATAAATGGCCGTCAATATTTTAGCGTATCGTTTTTCATGATGTTGGCTAAAGCCGACATACCGATGATTGCTATTGAAAATCCCATTTCAATAATGTCGTCTATTTACCGCAAACCAGATCAAATTATACAACCGTGGCAATTTGGACATGGTGAAACAAAAGCTACCTGTTTGTGGCTAAAAGGGCTACCAAAACTACAACCCACAAATATTGTTGATGGGCGTGAACAACGTATTCATAAAATGCCGCCAAGCCCAGACAGGTGGAAAGAACGAAGCAGGACATATGAAGGCATAGCTGCTGCAATGGTTGCGCAATGGTCTAACCAATTAGCTTCGACTGCATAGTTATTAACACATTGTAATTGACAAATTTACCAAATCATGCTACGAAAAATACCAAGAATTGGATTGTTGCGCCCGTAGCTTAACCGCTGCGGGTGTTTTGTTTTGTAGTCCTTATCAACGGGGCTTGATGTGAAAAAATATCAGAAAATCGATCAATCACTTTGTTGGACACGCGCGAGTAGATGAGGACATGCTGCCGACAACGTCGTCAAGCAGACGAAAGATCCCAATGTCATTACCCAGGGTTAAATTCCTGGAGGGACCTGATCCAAAATAAAAGGCGGGGATTTCCCCGCCCTTTTTTATAACTGCTTTTCTTGTTTCTTTTTCTTTTCTCTTTCCTTTTTTAAAAACACTATTTCTTCTTTGAGCTCTTTAATTTCATCGTTAAGCGTTTCTATTTTTGCTTCTGCTGATTTTTTTGCTGACGTCATACGCTTTAGCGCGTCTTCTGCCGTTAGTGCTCGCGTCTCAAGTTCGCCAATGGCGTCTCCAAACTCTTTATCGCCATTTAAATAAAATTTCTGCCTCATGTCATTGTAATACGGCATCTTGTCTTTGATCGCGATATACGATCTTTCTCCTACCGCAAAATTTCCGGGGCTTATTTCCAGCGGACCAAGCACATACATTTTCTCTTTGTGTAGTTTCTCTAGCGACATATCAATCTCCTAAATAGTTGCGTCAGCCTCTTGTCTCAATTCGTGGCACACCACCTCAAGCAGCCAGCCTCTGTCAATTGCGCCTTCCCTCAAGCCGTGCATGACAATGGCCACAAGGCGTGGCACTGGGTGCGTCGCGGAAAGCCAGGAAGTAACCTGACGCGGTGTCTTGCCTGTAATGGTAGCCAAGTCATTATTTGACAGACCTTGGGCCGCCATTGCTTGTTTGAGCTCTAGAGGGGACATAGCCTTCTCACTTCTGGTTTTGCTTGTTCGTGTCCCTCCCGCTTTGCCTGTAGATAGTTGTGGACGTCAAGCTCTGTCCAATTGGGGGAGGTGTAAGTTGGATCACGACGCGTAAGCTTGCAAAACTCTTTCCAAAGATTTGGGTTAACCTCCCAGCAAGGTTCTAGCGACACGCTGCACATATCAGTCTCCGTATTTAGTCATGAACCAGACAACCAGGGCGGCGCTTAATACACCGCCCACTAAGAACGATAACGCTACTACAATTGTGGCAAGCGTCTCGCACATCAGTTGTCTCCGACAAAAAATCCGTAGCGTGGGTTAAGGATCTTGAAGCCATTGTGGTAGAGATACGTAGCCAATTGCTGAGCCGGACGGTGGTCGACTGCAATTCCGTTTCTCATATGCGCCCACTCATCTACTTCTATCTCATTCTCAAAGAACTCTTTGGCTGCGTCTGACACTGGTTCGAACATCCAAATGGTTGCAAAGCCCTCAGCGTGAACCAATACGTCTACGTCACTTGTATCTATATTTGTCATGTCAATCTCCATCAGTCTCTGTCAGAATATTCGTCAATTTTGTGCTCAGCTATTTCTGTCCAATTAACTTGGCTAATAAAAGCCAAGGCGTATTCAGCTGCTAAATTTTGTTGGTTCAGTCCTCCGTCTCCGCATCCAGATAAGATAATTTCTTCCGCGTATTCTTTTAGGCACAACCCAATATTGTAAGCGTCATCATCTAATGAACGCCCAAGTATTTCGTAAGGATCAAAGCTGTCGAACAGCTCAAGGTTAACGCGCCACGTCGCGTAGTTTGTCCAGCCGTTGTATTTATTGTCTGACATATCAATCTCCATTATTTATACTGACCATTGACTAAACGCTGAACTCTAAAGATCTGGTTATTTTTTCTGTATACTTCCACCTGAAACGCAATGGACTTGACGTCCCAGGCGTGGGTGATGACAAGCCATTTGTTGTTATACATGAGCTGCAGACGAAATTCTGGATATACGCGCATGTCAATCTCCATTGGTCTCATCAGTGCCCGCGTGACGGACAGACGGGGCGGACCCCGTTTCGACCTTATGCCGCGTCGGCTAAAGACGCCTTGACGCGCAGGGTGGTGATGACTTTGGTCTCCGTGACCAGCGCGACATCCTCAGGGCTGAGCAGCTCCTTGACCAGCGTAGCGCTGACGCTAGAGCGTGGAGCCTTGGTGATGTTGACCGTGAAGTGCAGGCCAACAATAGCGTCGAGGGATGGGTCCTGGTTAACGAGCGCGTAGATCTCTTCCTTGATCTTCTCCAGGTCTTTGGCTGCCTTGTCAGCGATAACCTTGGCTTGAGCGTAACGGTCAGCGAGGATGTTGAGGTTTGTCATATCAATCTCCATACAATGTGTGTTTCGATGATTTGAAGGTATAGGAAGTAACTTCCTATGTCAATACACTTAGTGCGTTTTTTTAAAAAATATTTTGGCCCCCCTTATTGGGGGACCATGACTTCGATCAGTGAAGACTTGGCTCTTGTTGCCGCCACGTAGCAAAGATTGTCTTCCTGGTCCTGCTGCCACTTCTGCGTAGCGTAGGGGCTAGGCAGTGTGCCTTCACGGTCAAGCCAGTAAACCGTCTCCCACTCGCGGCCCTTTGCCTTGTGGATGGTGCTGAGCGTCAGCATGTTGCTGACATTGTCCTCGAACAAAGACTGGATGCTGTCCACCACTGCCTCAATGCTGTCGTTGCCAGCCCTGCGGCATTCGCCAGTGATAACCATGATCGTGTCAGCCTGGTCCTTGATCTGCTGAGCCAGTGCGCCATTGCCCTTGGCCTTAGCGCGGACGATCTGAGCCTCCGACCAATTGGTGACGCGTGTCTCAAGGCCGTGCAGCGTCTTGGCTGTCTTCCACTTGGTGGCCAGGTTGATCAGGCCCTTGCCAATGTCTCTGCCCTCTACCTTGCAGGCGACACGGGCGCGGATGAGCTCGAAGGCTAAGGAGACAAGAGGCTTGGTGTTGCGGCACAAAATAGCCGCGGAGCCATCCAGGTCATTGCGGCCAAATACGTCAGCGCGGTCAATAACGCTGTAAGATCCTTCAGGGGCGCTGTCGTGGGCCTCAATGTGATTAACCCACTGGTGAGCCACCCTGACCACTTGCTTAGGGCAGCGGTAGGTCACTGTGAGCGGCATGTCGACCGCATTGAAGTCTGCCTTGATCAGGTCAAGAGCGTCAGCGTCAGCGCCAGTGAAGCCGTAGATCGCCTGACGACGATCGCCAACGGCCACAACCCGACCGCCTGGCGCAAGCAAAGCCTTAACCAAAGCGCGACGCGCTGGGTTCGTGTCCTGGGCTTCGTCAACAAACACCCAGGGATACGTCCAGAAACGCAGCTTCAGGAAAACAGGCAGGTAGACCATGTCGTCGAAGTCAACGATCGACGTGGTGCTGTTAGAATTCTTGAGGACCTCAATGGCCGTGGCAACAATATCGCCTAAGCGCTTCTCAGCCTTGTCGGTCTTTTCATTGGCCAGGATGTCAAAGTGCTCGGCAATCTCATACCACTGGGAGGTGTCGTCAATAGAGCCAAAGACACCCAGGGCGCGCTGCTTAGCCAGAGACACAAGGTTAGCCACGATTGAAGAAAACAAGCGGACGGCATGCTCTGGGTGAGCTGACTTGCCCATAGACACCAGGATGTCTGTGACCTTGTTGCCGTCGACGCGGACGCCTGGGAATGATTTTTTGTATGCGCCAAGGCCAAAGCCGTGAACCGTATTGGCATTGGCTTTCTGCCAGTCAATCTTGCGCGCCTTGAGCTTGCCTTTGATCTCATCAGCAATTTTGCGGTTGTAGGCAAGGATAGCGACTGGCTTGTCAGTGCGCTCGACAGCCTCGATCAGTGTGGTGGTCTTGCCAGCGCCAGCGACAGCCTCAAGAACGCAAGAGCCTTTGCCGGTCTCAACCCAGTCTAGGAAGGCAGCTTGTTGTGGTGAAGGGATAAAGGCCATATCAATCTCCATAAAATCTAAAGGACGCCGTAGCGCCCTTTGATTGGTATAGAAGTTACTTCTACTTGTCAATCTTTATTTTTATCTAGCCAATTTAATTTTGGCAGACTGACTGGCTTTTCAGCCGCCCGCCGCCTGGCTTGAGCGAACATGGACTTGCGCTTGTATTCCTCGCGGTATTCAGTGTCCCACTTCAGTCTGTCCGCCCTCTCAACAATGTTGCGGTATCCCTCGCTGTCAAGCTTGTTTTGATACTCGACGGAGGTCAGTGTGCCGTTATCTAGAATAGCCATATCAATCTCCAAAAAAGTTAGGGTTCAGCAGTAATTGAGCTTCCATATAAGACTGCAGGCAGTCATGTATCTGCCGGCAGTGCGTTGGGTTGTCTGGGTCAGACCACAGATCGTTAGCCGCCTTGCGTATCAAATCAATTGACTTGTACCTGACTTCCTTCAGGTGATCCGTCAGTATATTCTCCTCCTGCGTCATAATGGTCTCCGTCTGATTTCTGCTTTGGTTTAAGTTCTCTGATTTTGCGCCTGAGCTCTCCTGTTTTCCAGCTGTAGATGTCAGCGAAGGGGATCACCAGTTTCCCCTTCTCTCCGTAAACAACGATGACTTCCCTGTTGCTGGTGATCTCGTAGCCAATCTTTTCATAGTCCACGAGCATTCTCATAAAGGTTATAAGCTTCATGCCGTCACCCAGTCTGGAGTTTTCACTTGAATTGCTCTTCTAAATGGCATCAGAACACCAAGGCCATCTACCTCATCACCAAATGACAAGAGCGCCGGGCCGTCGCCATTGTGGGCAATAGATACATGCGTCTCAGAGCCAGTGAGCGCCTTGGCCACTTTAGCGAAGTCACCCAGGTAGGTCATATTGAACTGGGCGGTTTTGCCGTCGACTTCTTTCGGGATAATGCGCTGCCAGTCAGGGAAGGTGCCGTCTATCACACTAAATGTAATTGTAGAGCCGTCGTGAGTTATAGACCATTGGTTGAATAACTCATCTCCTGGCTTTAGCGTCGCCAAGGGATCTTTCTTGTTCAGCTTGATCTTGGCAATGATATCCAGAGGTATAATGATATTGAACGACTGGCCGTCGTATGGCTGCAGCTGACGCAGCGCCAAGAGACGGTGTCCGTCGGTGGCCACAATAAACACGCCCTTGGCAGAAGCCTGGATGGCTACTCCTTTAAGGTAGTAGCGCGTCTCCTCCTTTGAGGCACACATAGCGGCAGCTTTAACGAGCTTAAGATCGAGTTCCATTTTCATCTCCATATCAATATTCAAGTGGGCTTTTCGTAACAGCGCCTCTTTCGTCAATTTCAGCGCACCAGCAATCCAAGTGATAGCTAAACCAAGCGCCGCGCAGTAAACGGCCCTCGTTGTTTAAGTAATCCCAGGTCGCTGATGGGTCATTGTCAAATAGTTCAGTCTCAACTAACAGCTTCATCATTCATCTCCATATCAATATAAGCGAGTAAAAAGTAGCGGGCTTATGCAGCCCGCCTCCGACGCTTGGGAGCAACATAATTAGCGGCACGGTCTTCGTAATGCTCAACATGACGGAGAAGCTCTTCGCGAGTGTTGAAAAAAGCGACAAATGTCATGATGTCCTGATTGATGTTAGCTTCGTGGTTTTGCGCTGATGTCAGGCGGGCCATCAGGTCTGGGTTTTGTTTCCACATTTCAGTATCTCCATATCAATCTCAATAATCAGAAGCTACAGGAAGTTACTTCTACTGTCAATAGGCTTTTTTCTGACATTGCAAAAAAATATTAGTGCTTGACATGGCCGGCAGTCGTATTGATGGTGCAAGCGCCTGAATGTATTCGTATCGAAATGGAGGCATAAGTGACAAACAATCAGCTGAAGGCTCTTGTTGAGCGTATCGAAAAGCTTGAAGATGAGAAGACAATAATCGCTGAGGACATCAAAGAGGTTTACAGTGAAGCAAAAGGTAGTGGCTTTGATCCTAAGATCATCAAGAAGCTTGTATCTCTTCGCAAGCAAGACGCTAAGAAAAGGGCTGAAGAGCAGGCCGTGCTCGCAGCTTACATGGATGCTCTGGGGATGTTGGCGGGCACCCCCTTGGGAGAAGCCGCGGTAAAGGCTATATCTAAAATAAATAAGCCTGATGGTTACGCAGAAGAGCAGTTCTGACAAACAGGCCAGTATGTGATATCATGTCCTGGTCATCATATTGTGGGTTGAGTTATGGGTAAGGAAGTAAAACAGAAGCGGCCAGTCGGGAGGCCAAGCAAATACAAGCCTGAGTATTGCGAGGCTGTTATTGAAATGGCCAAGCAAGGAAAGGGCTGGGCAAGCTATGCGGCTACTTTTGAAATTGATAGAGCGACGCTGTATGATTGGGCCGCCGCCCACGAAGAATTTTCCACAGCTTTAACACGCGCAAAGGTTTTAGAACAGCAATGGTGGGAAGATCAGGCGCGCGAAAATTTAAGGTCTCGCGAGTTTAACGCAAATCTTTGGATCAAATCCGCACAAGCGCGCTTCCGCGAAGATTACACTGAACGCAAAGAGACAGCGGTCACTGGCGCTAATGGCGGACCAGTGCAAGTGCAGTCTCATGTCCTTGACGCAAAGACGCTGACGCCTGAGCAGCGCAATGCATTAAGAGAAATTTTGATTGCCGCTAAAGAGGCGAAGTGATGACTGAAAACGAGCGCACAATGATGTTGGCAGAAACAACGGTCGATATCATTGCTATGCTCGAAGAGCGCATTGGCCCAAGCGACGATGAGCTCGCGGTCTTGAGCAGCGTGATCTCTTACATCTTGTGCAATCACTTATCCAATGAAGAACACGCGCAAAACGCGTTTAATGCTATTAGTTATAACGTAAATCAGATAATGCAGTCTGCAGACAGAACTGGTAATACATTTTGGGTTAGTGGTCCGGGACATTGAAATGGATATATTTGAGGGGGCACGCTTGTATAAGCTATTTCCGCAACACGTCGTCGCGTCATGCATGCAGCGTGATGTCGAACCGCAAGAAATATCAGCGGTTGATACAGCAAAATATCGGGAGTGCAATATCCTTGATAGCGATCAGCTAAGCGGCATCAGATCGTTCGTCGAAGAGCAGATTGCGTTATACGTCAAGAATGTTCTGAAGCCGCGCAATGACGTAAGCTTAAAGCTTTCGACGTCGTGGGCGCGTCACGGTAATGACGATCACACAATGTTCAGAGTTAATAGTTTTATTTCTGGCATATTTTATTTGCATGCTGACGCAGATGCTGTCTTGCAATTCAACTCTGATCGTCAGCGCGATGGTCTTTACATTCCGACGTATGCGCCAAGCGATCTAAACGTCAATACGTGCGACATTGGATTAGAAAGCGGCTACTTGTTTCTATTCCCGTCACGCATGGCGTATCGATCGCTTGCCGGCGACGGAAGCCTTTACATTGCGTTTAATACATTCCCTAACGGATGGCTTGGCGACGAAGGCGACGCGGATAGTTATTTCCTGGAGGAATAATGGCCGCGATCCTTGACGTCGGTTACACAAACCCGCTCGACATTGACAGGCAGCTGATTGAGCTTGATCGCGAAGACTGCAAGGATCTCGTTAACTTTATCCGTCTGTCGTGGCACCTGGTCGAGCCTGGAGCTGAATACGTTCACTCTTGGCACATAGACTTCTTGGCTGCTCACTTAGAGGCAATCACAAACGAAGAAGAGCTGGACGACGGATCGCTTTACAATCGCCTGCTGATTAACATTCCGCCAGGCACGATGAAGAGCTTACTCGTTAACGTGTTCTGGCCCGCGTGGGAGTGGGGGCCGTGCAACATGCCTCACTTGCGCTATATCTGCGCCAGCCACAACCAAGAGCTTGCAGTGCGCGACGGCTTGCGTATGCGCCGGCTTATTGAGGATCCTTGGTATAAAGACCGCTGGCCTCACGTCGAGCTCACGCGTGATCAAAATCAAAAAACCAAATACGAAAATACAGCCCTTGGCTTCAGGCAGTGCTCCGCGTCGAACTCAATCACTGGCGCTCGTGCCGACCGCGTGATCATCGACGACCCGCTGTCTGTCTCTGACGCCATGTCGCAGCAAGTCAAGGACACGGTCAATACGTGGTTCTGCGAGGCGGTGCCCACGCGTCTCGTTTCGCCAAAGCGATCGGCCATCATAGTGATCATGCAGCGCCTGGCAGAGGACGACGTCAGTGCCACCATCATTGAGCGTGGCCTGCCATACGATCACATCATGCTGCCCATGCGCTACGACCCGTCGCGCGCCATGCCGACGATGCTTGGCATGGAAGACCCGCGGTCACGGCCAGGAGAGCTTTTATTTCCCGCCCGCTTCCCGATAGACGTCGTCGAGCGCGACGAAGAGATCATGGGAAAGTGGGCCACCGCGGGTCAGTTTGCCCAGGCACCACAGCCGCGTGGCGGTGGCGTCATCCTGACTGAGTGGTGGCAGATGTGGGACAAGCCGACATACCCGCCATTTGATTACATTGTCGCCGCAGTGGACGGGGCATACACCACCAAGACAGAGAACGACCCGTCCGCCATGACGGTTTGGGGCATATGGACGGGAGGAGACCAAACTGCGCAAGTCACGCGGACCTACACGCCTGACGGCATGATGGCGTCACTGGAGCGCACGTATAAGCAAGAGCACCCAAAGTGTATGCTGATCTACGCCTGGGCTGAACGCCTAGAGCTCCACGAGCTTGTCGAGAAAGTCCGCGAGACAATGAATGACTGGCGCGTAGACAAGCTTCTGGTCGAGAACAAGGCAAGCGGGTATAGCGTTGCGCAAGAGCTGCGACGCGTTTATGGTTACGACGATTTCGGTGTCCAGCTGATGGATCCTAAGGGGCAGGACAAACTAGCGCGTCTCTACAGCGTGCAGCATTTGTTTTCTGATGGGTTGATCTACGCGCCAGACAGAGAGTTCGCGCAAATGGTGATCGACCAGGTCGCCGTGTTTCCTAAAGGCCGTCATGACGATCTTGTCGACACGACTAGCATGGCGTTGCGGCATCTGCGCGACATCGGGCTCCTCGTGCGTGGCGTTGAATGGACAGCGGAGGTCGACAACAGTAGAGTGCATGTTGGCTCTGCGCCGGAGCCGCTCTATCCAGTATAGCAAAGAGATAAACATGATCTTAGCAAACGCCATTGTGGACGTGCTGCATAAGGCAGCGCCAGCATCAAAAGAACTTAGTAGGTTTCGCGTAGAGGTTTGGGGCAAAGAACCCCACGACTATGTGCGCGTCTATGAGATTGCCGCAAAATCTGATAATCTGGCGGCTCGTGAGGGGCTTGACCGTTTCGTTGAAGAGATTGGGAAGCTTGTAGAGAAGCAAGGCGATTAATCATGCCTATGACACCGGGGCTTAATCCAAATATCCGCATGCCGCAGGAGGAGCCCCAGGCGGGCCTTGGTGCCGCAGAAGACATCCTCGTTGAGATTGAAGAAGGCAAGCCAGACCGTCAGCTAGACGACAAGGGCAATGTCATCCGCATTGAGCACGAAGACGGCTCTGTCAGCATATCGCTGGATGGGCGGGCGGTCGAAGAGACGTCAGAGGCAGAGCGTGCCCGCGAATGGTTTGAGAACCTGGTCGACGACATCGACGACGGGGCTCTTGGCACAATCGCCGACGAACTGCTCCGTGGCGTCCAGGACGACATGGATAGCCGGCAGGACTGGATTGAAGACCGCGCGCAAGGCATCAAGCTTCTTGGCCTCAAGATAGAGGTCCCGCAATTGCAAGGCGCGGCAGACGGAGCTCCAGTCGACGGCATGAGCCGCGTGCGTCACCCGCTACTGCTTGAGGCAGTGCTGCGCTTCCAGGCCAACAGCCGCAGCGAGATGCTGCCGACAGACGGGCCGGTCAAGGTCCGCGTTGACAGCGTCAATACGTCAATTCAAGAAGACAGCTTGGCAGACGCATTAGAGAAGGATCTTAATCATTACCTGACCGCGGTTGCCAAAGAGTATTACCCAGATACTGACCGCATGTTGTTCATGCTAGGCTTTGGCGGCACGGCATTTAAGAAGGTTTACTTCTGTCCGTTGCGCGGACGTCCAGTCAGCGAGACGGTCGACGCTGACGACCTGATCGTCAATAACGCCGCGACAACATTGGAAGACGCAAAGCGCATCACACACCGCGTCTACATGCGATCATCAACAGTAAAGCGTTTGCAGATCCTTGGCGTTTATCGCGACATTGACTTGTCCACGCCGCGCATGGAGCAGAAAGACGCCGTGCAGCGTGAGAAAGCAGACCAGCAAGGCATATCTGTTGAGGCAGCAAATCCAGACGATCGCGACAGAGAGATCTACGAGATCTATTGCGAGTTAGATATTCCTGGCTTTGAGCATAAATATAAAGGAAAG